GTGACGACCCCCGACGGCATGACCTCCGATGAACGGGCGATCCTCGCTCTCATCGCCGTCGCCCAGAGCGCAGGCCTGGACGCAGCAGCCGAGATCCCCGACCACGCGCCACCGTCGAGCGTCGACATCCGCGTCATGCGCGACGGACGCGTGGCCGCAGCGGTCCGTGCGCGGATGGACGGCCCCGCCTGGCGGGTGGAAGTACCCGCCCGGCCGCGCGGTGCCCAGGAGCGGCGGGTGCTCACCCGCTACCTCGGCCCGATCGCCGGTCCCATCACGGCGGACACGGTTCGGGCGGTCTGCCTGCCGTGGCTGTCCGCCGTCCCCGACACGGGCCTGGACCCGCTGCCGATCCCGCCCCGAGTCCGCGAGGACGTGCCGGAGTGGATGCGCGTCGACTGGCGGGCGCGCAGCTCCGCGATGGACGGTGCCCGATGAGCAGCTGCTCGAACTGCCACACCTCGATCCAGGGGTCGGGCTACACGCGGGACGGCGTTACCTACTGCGGCGCGGAGTGCCACAACCAGGATGTCTTCGACGTGGTCGCACGGTTGATGACCACCAACCCCGACCTCCTCAAGGACGCCGTCGACAGCGACGACTAGACCCCCGCGTGCCCGGTGGGTTCCGCCCCGGGCGCGCGGGCTCCAGACGGCCACCCGCGCGTAGGGGGCGCACGCGGTGGCCAGCGGGACCGCAGGGGGGAAGAAGAGGTACAACTGCGGTCCCGCCCACACGAAAGGACGCCCCGCCCCTCCCGAGCGGGAGAGGTGGGGCGTTCACTCAGACGTTCTCCTCCCCGGAAGGAAGCGAAAGCTGCTGTGGTCCTCCGCCTACCTCACCCTCCAACGCCCTCCAGGCCGCTGCCCAGCGCTGGAAGTCCGCAGAGGTGCCCTCCAGCGACACGACGAAGGCGTTCAGCAGGGAGAACGTGGGCAGCTTGTCGGCCTTGAGCGCCTCACAGAAGCGAGACGAAGACCTGACCCCTACACGGTCCGCCATCTCCCGATACGACGGGTTCCCTGCCCACCGCCGGTACCGGCGCATGGTGTCCACGAACTCCGCGACGGTTTTCGCCTTCAGCGGGTCCGGCTTCAGAGGGTCGCCCGGCAGGTCCTCGGGGATCTCGGGCACGAAGCGCGCTGGCAAGAAGGCCCTCTCTTCGGCCGACCAGGCATAGGTCTTGCCGTCGGGCCGGGGCGAGTTCTGAATGAGGGTGACGGGGACTTCGCCCCACAGGTTGCCGTCTCGGTCCATGCGGATGTTGCGCGGCGCCACATGAGCCTGGACCACATACCAAGGCCCCTGACGGGGGATACGCCGATCCATCAGCGCACCTCCCGCAGAACAGCCCGGTTCGCGAGGTCCACGGTGGCCCCGATCAAGGCGGTGGCCAGCAACAGGGCGGTCGCGAGGTCCTGACCCTGAGAGTGCAGTACGAACGCGATGACGACCACGGCCACCACGATGAGGACACGACCGGACTTGGAGTCCAAGAAAAGAAAAGCGGTCACGAGGGACCTTTCATGAAGGAATTTCATCATCGGCGTGATGGTCACCTAACCCCTCCTTGGTGCATGAGTGCGGCGAGTACCTGGAGACGCCTCATGCAGGTAGGGACGTGACTGACGGGCCGATGGGAGCAAAGTACATCAAGACTCTCCCCGTTCACACTGATCTTTTTGGATTATGTCCATCTCTGGGGGTTATGGGGAGCCAAATCACCAGAGACCGGAAGGTACCAAGGTGGGGCCTGGAGTGTTCTCGTGCGTTCGAAAACGTTCGGAAACGTTCTTTCGGCAACTGGTATCGTTCGATGCCTTTTGAATCAGGCTCAGTGGGTACAGATGGGTCTGAGGTAAGGACGTGCAGAACCACCATTTTCGGTCGCACATTTACCCGAGATAGGGCATGATGCGATTGATGAGGGACTCGGCTGGATGACGGCGCGTGCGGGACTGGAGACCTCGCACCGTCGGTGACGGGCCCCTCGACACAAGGGCCGCCTCTGCCGCTGTGCAGGGGTGGCCCTTTCCATCTGCCCGTGACTTGTGGTGATGGCTCTTAGCTATGGGTGATGACTCCTGCGGTGGGGTACATCCTCGGGAGTGGAACCCGCTGATGGCGAAGTCACCGACGAAGGAGCTACTGACGACGAACAGTGGCTCGCTTCCCTGCCGCCCGGCTACCGCGCTCTGGTCACCATGATGCTCAACCGGCTCATCGACGCCGAGAACGACAGCACACGGTGGCCGCGGACATGAGAAGAGCGCCCCGCTCCACCGTGATGGTGGAGCGGGGCGTAGTGCGTGCCGGGGCTACGCGGGGCTGGGCTGGCGACCCTCCCACCGGCGCCACAGGTACGCGGCGACCGGGGGCACGAGCGCCTGGGCGAGCGCGGCCACGGTGACCACCTCGCCGGTGGAGAACACGTCGGTGACGACCTCGCCCACGACCAGGATCAGGCCAGCGGGAACAGCGCCGATCGCGGTCTGGCCGAGCGTGCGCCACCCGCGCGAACGGGCGTCCTGGCGAACCTCGGCGGGACTACCCGGCGTCGGCGTCGGAGCTGCGTGCGCCATCACTTCACCCCCGTGATCTTCGCGGTGAGGGTCGCGCCCTCCAGGGACGGGGCGGGCGCGGTGCCCGTGGACCCGCCGTCCTCCGCGCGGGCCACACGGTACTGCTCGCGGAACCACGCCTGCCGGAGCTGGTTGGTCGCCCAGTAGGTGATGACGCTGCCGTCGGAGACCGTCGAGCCCACGGAGCGGCGGGCGTCCAGCACGGCATCGGTGACGCCCTTGCCGTACACGCCGTCCCAGCCGCCCGCACTGGTGTAGGAGTTGGCCGGAGGAAATCCGGCCTCGTGGAGGAAGAGCTGGAGGTCCTGCACCCGGGGGCCCTTGTCGCCTTCGCGGAGTCCGAGCATGCTGTCCATTCCCATCTGGTCGGTGATCGCCCCGGGGGGCTTGGTGAACGTGCCGTCGCGGACGAGGTCATACGCGTCGTCGCCGGGGCACGAGGTGGCGACGAAGTCGCGGTGTCCGAGCACCGTTCCGGCGATGGACGTGTCCGGTTCCATCAGCCACTGGCGGAGCGCCCGGACGGCGTTGATCTGCTCCGGGGTGATGACGTCGGTGGGACCGGTGGCCAGGGTCACCGAGTAGTGGGAGGTGTTGCCCCCCGGCTGGGCCGCCTGCTCCCGGTGCAGGCCTCGGCCCTCGATGACGTAGCCATGGCTACAACTGAAAAACGAGTAGCCAATGTCGGCCCACCCTCGGGAGGGGCCGGTGTGGAAGGAGCGGGTGTCGCGCCAGTATTTGAGGCAGGCCGCATGCTCCTTCGCGGCCAGCCCCTGGTCGACGCTGTCGTAGTGGATGACCAGTCCGGATCGGGGATTGGCCCGGTTCGCTGGGGATGGTCCCCAGCCGAGATCGGACCGGCTGACGTACTTAGGTGGTCGGGGCATCAAGCCTCCAGGGCATGACGAAGGGCCCGCCATCAAGACGGGCCCGGGTGAGTGGTGGGGTCAGAAGAACACGGCGATGAGCAGGGCCGTCGAAGACGCCGAGAGGATGGCCAGGGCCGCGAGGATCACGGTCAGCCACCCCCGCAAGTTCGTCTGCCGGGCGATGGCCCGCCCGTCCGCGATCGTGGCCACGCGCTCTTCGGTGAGCGCTCCCTGCTCCAGGGCGCGGATGCGTGCTTCGTGGTCGGCCACGTCGGACAGGGCCGTGTCGAGCTTGATCTCGATGCGCACCAAGCGGTCCAGAACCTCGCGGTCGGTCGGTGGCTGTAGCGGTGTGGCGGTCACTCGTCCACCTCGTATCGGCCGGACAGCAACAGCAGGTCGCCGTCGCGCCACGGCTGGCCGCCGTACCCGGACGCGCCGAGGCCGGAGCTGCTGCCATCAGCGATCCTCACGAGTCCGGTGCTAAAGAGCATCACTCCGAAGCCGTGCCTGTTGCCGTTGATCTGGATCACGCACTGGGCGACCGAGCCGAAGTTCGACCCGGCGCCCCAGCTCCTCGGCGGGATGGGCAGACCGAAGTCGAAGATGCCCGCCCCGGCGTTCGTGCTGCTGCCCCACACGATGCGGAGCATGAAGTCCAGGGTGTTCCCCACCCTCATGTACCGGCCGATGAGCTGGCCGTTGCCCACGATGGGGTTGATGGTGGAGGCGGTCCAGGACGGGGTGTAGGCCTGCCACACTCCCTGTCCGGCACGGAGCCTCTCGGCGGTGATGCGCTGCCCGGCGAGCCAGTCGGCCACGGGCGATCACCTCCTCTCTCTACAGGGCCACGACCGCGGCCTGGGCCAGGCGCACGCCCGTGCCCGCAGCATGGCTCTTGACGATGTTGTTGATGGAGCGGGTGACGATCAGCGACTGCGGGAAGCCGGTCGTCCCGTCGCCGACGACCTGGGTGACCCGGACGATCTCGCCACCCACGACCACGTCGACGGGCATGTCCGCCGGGTCCGTGGTCCACGGCGGCCCCTGCACGGTGGACACCGGCAGGTGCGTCTCCTCCGCGTCGACGTCGAACGCCAGCACGGAGCCGGAGGTGTCGGCGCGGTCCGGGGCGGACGGGTCCACCTCGGCCGGGGCCGACTCGGCGACCACTCCCACCGTCCACGCCGAGGCCGGGGTGCACGTCAGGGTCAGCTCCCACACGAAGGCCCCGATGCGCTCCTCATATCCCTGCACGATCAGGTCCAGATCCTGGGCCTGGGTCCAGTGCGGCGGGTGGAGGATGCGGATGCGGTCCCCAGCGTCCAGGCCGAGGATCGCCGGGATGTGCTCGCGCATGCGCGGGTTGGCGAGGTTGACCCGGATGGACGGCCAGCGGAGTTCGTCCACCGTGCCGAGGTGGAGACGCCACCCGGCCTGGTCGGCCAGCTGGCCGTCCGACGCCAGGGACAGGGTCACGGACTCGTCGTAGCGGCCGACGACGTTCACGCCCAGGGGGCCGTCCTCGTCCACCACGTGGAAGGACGAACCGTGGTCGCGTTTGACCTCGACGTCGTTCCTGAGGTTCTGGTCGTCGTCCACGGGCTCGACGGGATCGCTGATGTGCCCCGACCGGTAGTCCAAGGTGATGACCGGCGGCCGGTTGTACAGGTCCTGGCGGGCCCGGTACAGAAGACCCAGCTGGTTCCGGGGCTCACCGGGCACGCCCAGGTCCGCGTCCATCGCCGCGCCGACCCCGTCCAGGAACGTGCCCGCGGGCTCCGGCCCGAGCGGGGTGTCGGCGTCCCCGACCACTAGGACCGGCACCTGCTCGCCCACCGCCAGCCGGGAGAGCCGGTCCGCGGTCGTCTCCCCGGCGTACCCCGACCCAGCCAGGAAGTACGCCGTCGCCGCGTGGCTGCCCCACACGGTGATGTGCCCGATCGACAGATCCCCCAGCTCTGTGCCGAACCGGGTGTCGATCCGGTTGAGGGAGCCCACGCCGGGCCCGTGCGTGTAGGAGCGCCACCCGCCCCGGTAGGCCCCGGTCGACCTGCTCAGGTCGAGCACCTGGGCCTCGGTGACGTACTGCGCCCCGTTCGGGTAGGAGCGCAGGCGGAGCCTGTTCCACTGGCCCAGCACCACCGGGGGCTGCGTCCCGTCGATGTAGAACGTCGCGGGGGTGGCCAGCGGTTGCCCGTCCAGGTCGGTCATGTTCAGCACCATGATGGGGCGTCCATCGGTCCACCGCCGGGTGGCCACCCACGCCCGCATCGTGGACGTGGTCACGTCGAGCAGCATCTGGTCCGCGGTCGCCTCGGGGGCCTCCTCCAGCCGGAACAGCATGTCCACCTCCCACGCGCCGCTGGCGGCGGACGGGATGGGCCCGGACACCAGGCGGGCGCCGGGGCGCACCTTGGGCAGCGGCCCGGACGAGATGAGCGTGTCGTCCTCGGCGTAGGTCAGCCCGCTGGTGGTCAGCGGCCCGGTGTGCCCGGTGACCTCCGCGGCCTGGGTGGAGAGCGACCCGTCCTCCATCGGCCAGTACGCCAACGGCCTATACCCCGGAACCGCCCGCCGGAGCGAGGACGCCAGAGGCTTCGCCCCCTGGCCCAGGCGCCGGCCGATTCCCGCGGCCTGGATGGGTACCCAGATGTCCGAGTCGGACAGGTCCCACCGTGGCGGCCACGAGGAGATCTCCCCGACGAAGCGCACCCCGACGTCCTCGGGGACCGGGGTGCGGATGGCCAGGTCCCGCACGGCCACGATGGTGGGCATCGGGGTGGTGTCCGCGTCTGCGGTGACCAGACCGCCGAAGGAGAGCGGGCCGCCCGTGGTGATCGCGGTGGTGTAGGCCTGACCCAGCCACGTCGGCGGCTCCGGGTCACCGTCCCGCCACACCTTCAGCTTGACCTCGGGTCCTACCGCCAGCAGGCGGCACCGCACCCACTCGCCCACGGCGTAGGTCAGCCCGGGGGCGATGGAGTCGACGGGGGTCAGCGCGGTCTCCTGCCCGCCGTCCTGGACGCGCAGGTACCCGGAGACGTAGCACCGGCCGTCCGGCGACCCGGAGAACGCCCTCACGGACACGCCCGCGTACAGCGCGTCCAGACCCCCCTGGTGGCGCACGCCCACGTTGCAGTACGTGGCGCCCGGCAGTGCCCCGGTGGGCAGCTCGGACAGCTGGAACGCCCAGGTGACGTCCAGGTCCGCGGGGACGCTGGCGGTGGTGATCGTGCGGACGTGGATGCCCACGTTGTCCGCCTTCATGTAGCCCGCGCCGGGGGTGGTCCAGAAGTCCTCGGGGCCGCCGCTGCTCCTGACCCAGGTCTGGCCGGTGTCGGCGGTCCCCCATGTCTCCGTGGTGGTCCGGTCGAAGGTGTCGCGCAGCAGGGTGACGCCGGGGTCGGGCAGGTCGACCGCCCGCACCCTGATGGGGGTGTTGCGGCCGAGGCTCCCGTAGTACTTCCCCATGGGGTTGCGCGGTGAGTAGTCGCCGTGGCGGTTGTTGAGCAGCAGCGACAGCGACGATGGGTCCGCGCGCGCCGCCTCATCGGCCCGGCCCCTGCGGATCAGCAGATCCTCGCGCACGCGCACGTCCCGCGTGATGGGCACCCACTCGCCGTCGAGCTGGAGTTCCACGGTGAGCAGCGGCGGGAACGTCGGCGGCCTGGACGCGGCGATCGCCACCGGCGGGGCCGCCAGTGGCAGCGTCGCCGACACCGGCAGGAAGGCGTTGCGCTCCACCTCCACCGGGCCCGTCTCCACGCCCAGGGCCCCGGCGGCGGACACGGTGGCGTGCCGGGAGAGCGTCGCCGACCCGGCCACCGCCAGTGACCCCTCGGCGACGATCGTGCCGGGGTCCAGGTCCGCGGTCACGTCCGCCGTGCCCGCCACCGGCAGGACCCCCTCAGCGGACAGCTGGCGGTGGGTCGGCCAAGGTCCGAGCCATTCGCCCTCGCCGACACGGATCTGGTCGACGTACACGTTGGCGCCGGTGCCGCCCTGAGTGAACAGGCCACCGACCGTGCCCCCGGCTCGGGCCAGGGTGACGGAATGATCCGGGGCGCCTGTCGACTGCGGGTCCGTCCAGTACAGACGGCCCGCGATCTCGGTGGCGCTCACGATCGCCTCGACCCGCACCCACCGGTCGAACAGCTGGGACACGATCGCCGAGTCCAACGCCTGCCCAGCGAAGAAGGACGCGCTGGCCGTGGCCAGGTACAGCTCCGCGATGTTGTTCGCGTCACGCAGTCGCACCCACCCGCCGTTGGTCAGGTACAGGTAGAAGCTCACCGAGTAGGCGTTGGCCGTGGGGTAGTACAGCCACACGTCCCCGTGCGTGACCGCGTCGGGGGTGCCCAGCTGCATGGACGCGGCGCCCATCGCCGCCCGGTTGCCGTAGCGGACCGAGTTCGCTGGCGGGTTGTTGCGCAGGCTGGCGATCGGGTTGCCCCAGCTGGCGCTGTTGGCGACCGTGATGTTCGTGCCCGACGTCCCGTCGAGCCTGTTCTGCCAGACCACGGCCATGGCGGTGTCCCCTTCCTACGCCGAGGCGATGGACGCGGTCAGGACCCCGGTAGCCATGTCCAGGCTCAGCGGCTCCACCGTGGCCGTGCCCGGGGACGGGAACGGCTGCGGGACTGCCGCCTCGATGCCGCCCAGCCACGCCCCGGCCGAGGACCACAGACCGACGTGGGTGATCTGCCCGCTGCCGAGGCCGGGCACGTCGAACACGATCGCGTCGGCGGCGCGCACGGCCCCGTCAGCGGGGGGCTGCCACGTCACCGCCTGCCGGGCGTAGCCGCCGCCGGTCACCTCGGCGGTCCCGGTGGCCCCGGGGTCGGCTGTGTGCAGGGAGGCCTCCACGGCGGTGGTCGCGGCGGCGGACAGCATCGGGTGGTACAAGGCGTTGGTGAAGGCCACTATCGGTTCCTTCCTAGAGAGTTGACGTCGCCACGGCCGGAGTTGCGCACCCACTTGCGGATGACGTGGACCAGGTCATCGGTCCCGCCGGTGACGTCGAGCGTGATGGTCTGGCCGCCGCCGGTGTGACGGACGGCGGCGCTGGAGCTGATGTGCGCGGGGATGCCGTCGGTGACGCCCTGGAGCATGCCGCGTAGGCCGGGCAGGCCCGACTCGATCCCGTCGACCAGGCCCGACATCAGGGCCGCGCCGGACGGCTCCAACAGGTGGAGGTCCACCCGCATCGGCCCTTTCCAGTTCGGGATCATGTTGGTCACCGACGAGAACTTCTCGCGCAAGGAACCGATCATCCCGGACACGCCATCGATGAGGCCCTGGATGATGTTGCGTCCGGCGTTGAGCAGCAGGCTCTTCGCGTTGGAGAAGATGCCGCGGATTCGGCCGGGCAGGCCGCGCACGTAGGAGATGATGCGGGCGACGGTGGCCACGACCCGGGAGTGCATGCCCAGGACGGCGGCGATCGCGATGGCCTTGGCGGCGTTGAACCCGTTGGAGATGAACGCCTTGACCTTGGCGATGCCGTTGGAGATGAACGCGACCAGGCCGTTCCACAGCGCGGACACCTTGGCCTTGATCCACATCCAGGCGGCGGCGGCCGCGGCCTTGATCTCCTCCCAGTGCGACATCAGGATGCCCACCGGGTGGTAGGTCATGAACAGCGAGACCAGCCAGTTCCACGCCGCGGACACGGCCGCCTTCAGCCACTCCCACGCGGCGGTCGCGGTCGAGACGATCGAGTTCCAGATGCCGGTCAGCCACGTGACCACGGCCGTCCAGGCGGCGACGGTGGCCTGCTTGATCCACTCCCACGCGATCGTGATCGCCGCCACGATCTCGTCCCAGTAGATGATCACGAGCGCGACCAGGGCGATGATCGCGGCGATGATCCACCCGATCGGGCCCATGCCCATCAGCCACCCGGCGAGCATCCGCGCACCCATCAGCAACGCCTGGATACCGAGCTTGCCCAGCATCAGAGCGAGCTTGCCCAGCCCCTTGCCCGCCGAGACCGCGAGCGTGCCGAGCTTGCGGGCGAACTTGCCCAGCGCCGTGTCGGGGGACTTGATGCTCTGGCCGAGCTTGACCAGGCCGCCGCCCAGCTTCGTGACCGTGCCGACCAGCGGGCCGATCTTGCCCGAGACCGCGCCGAGCACCATCGACCAGGCGAGCATCTGCCCCACGGTCGACTGGACCGGGCCCGGCAGGCTGGTGAACACCGCGGCGATCGTGCCGATCACGGAGGCGACCCCGGGCAGGATCGCGAGCAGGTCGGTCGCGACCTGGTTCAGCAGTCCGAAGATCTGGGTGAGCTGCTCCTGGCCCTGGGCGGACTGGGCCCAGGCCGCGAACTGACCGGTGAGCTGCTCGATGGTGTCCAACAGGCTGGCGCCGTCGGTGAAGGCGGCGCCGAAGATCCCGCCCAGGGCCATGCCCAGGTTTCCGGCGATCGTGCCGAGCTGGGCCATGACGTCCCCGGCCTGGGTGACGACGTCGGCCAGCTTCGCGGCGCCCCGCTCGGAGGTCAGGAACGCGGCCGCGGCCCCCAACGACCCGCTGGCCCATTCGTTGAAGCGAGTGATGAGCGGCATGCCCGCGATCGCGAGCTGGGTCAGGACGGTGATCAGCGGACCGACCACGCCCCGGAAGGAGTCGGTGGCCGACGCGGTGCCGGAGAAGACCTGCTCCAGCTGGCCCTGGAACAGCGGCGTGGACATGGTCCTGGTGGCCTCTTTGGCGAGCCCGTTCAAGGACCCGGCCACGTCGACCATGCCCCGGCGCAGGGTCGGCAGGACCGCCCCGGCCAGCGTCTCCATCTCCGACCCGAGTCCGGCGAACAAGCGCTGCTGGACGGCCTGCTGGACCGGCTTGAACTGGGCCTTGATCCCCGCCAGCGACCGAACGAACGATCGCGCCGAGGGGGCGAGCTTCTGCAAGGCCTCGTCCAGGGCGGCCGCGTCGCCCTCGGCGAGGGCGGTCATGGCGTCCCCCATGCCCGCCAGCCCCACCGACAGGGTGGCCAGCGCCGCCCCGGCGATCGCGGCGGCCGCGGGCAGCGCCAGCAGCGCCGCCGAGGCCGGGCCCAGCGCGGAGGTGAGCGCGATCGCCGAGGACGCCAGGGTGGCCAGCGCGGCCGCCTTGCCGACGGACCCGAGCTTCTCGGCGTTGCGGACGATGCCGTCGAACGCCTTCTGGACCCGCTTGGCTCCGGCCTGGAACTTCTTGTCGTCCAGGCCGATCTTGACCAACAGGGACTTGAGCGTGGCCACGCGGGATCACCTCCCGCCTGGTCAGCTATTCGGTTGGTTCACGCACCTCGCGCACGGTGCCGCCGAGGCGCGCGTTCATGGCCACGGCGATCTGCCACATGTCGTCGGGGGTCTGCTCCTGGCGGTCCCACCGGAAGAAGTCGCCCGGCCGAGAGGCCCGCGCCCCCTTCTTCTTGTGGGCGTTGACCAGGGCGGCGGTGATCGTGCCCGCGTGCAGGTCCCCGCGCGCGGGCCCGAGCGTGCCGGTCAGGCGCTCGACGGCGACCCACTCGGCCAGCTCGTAGGAGGAGATCCGGGCCAGGAGTTCGCCGACGGTGTATCCGAGGTGCGCGGCCAGACGGAAGTAGAACAGCCGCTCTGGCCGCGCCCTCATTCCCCCACGAGTTCCTCGACGTCCCCGTTGTCCAAGCCGTTGAGCTTGGCGGCGGCGTCGTAGACGATGCCGATGGCGGCCGCGTTCTTCTTGCCCAGCGCCTCCAGGTCGGCCCGGGAGTCGGTGAACAGCCGCTGGCCCTGGGCGTCGACCATGCACAGCGCGACCAGCTTCGTGCGCAGGTCGTCCAGCTTCAGCTTGGGGTCGCCCTTCAGGCGCACGTCGGTGATGGACAGCTCGAACTTCGAGCGCTCGGCACCGGTCAGGGTGCGCACCCGCACCTTGCCGCCCCACTGGGGGACGTCGACCTCGTCGTAGGCGAGGTCGTTGGCGCCCAGTACCGCATCGCGCGAGAGCAGTTCCGACATGGTCAGTCCTCCGAGGGGGTGGTGTCGCTGATGGTGTTGGTGATGGTGAGGTACCGGGCGGACAGCGTCAGCTGCACGCTGGGCACGTCGTCGGGGTCCACCGCGTGGGTCAGGGAGTGGCGGCGGATCGCACGCGCGGGGATCTCCACCCCGTCCACGATCACGCTCGCGTGCGGGCCCTTGCGGGTCACCTCGATGCGGTCGGCGGCCATCAGCCAGCACCCCCGGCCGGGATGATCTCGGGCTTGCCGGTCACCTTCAGGGTGACCTCGGCGGCCAGCTTGTCGTCGTGCGGGCCCTCCGGCGAAAAACCGGTCAGCAGGGCCTTGATCTGCCAGGCCTGCCCGCCGGGCCAGGTGATGCGGTAGTCGCGCGGCTCGGTGTCCTCGAAGTCCTCGATGAGGACGTCGTGGTCCTCGGGCTCGTAGTTGAGCTCCACCGACACCTCGCCGGCGTCGATCAGCGACCCGATGAACTCGCGGTAGGAGTTCGGGGAGTCGTGGGCGGTGACGTCGATGGTCTCCCGCTCCATCTCCGGACCGCCGAGGTTGACCATGTTCGCGATGGGGGTGAACACCGGGGTCGCAGCCATGTCGCTGCGCTCCAGCTTCACTCCGTAGGCGGCGCGTCCAGCCATTACGGAACCTCCAGTTCTTGTTCGAGCCAGACGCGGAAACGCATCACGCCCTGGCGCAGGTTGGGGTCGGGGTCACGCAGGAAGTTGCGGTACTCTGCGGCCACCGACACGTTCGTGAACCCGGACACCACCAGCGGCTGGCGGTGGAGGAGCCGGTTCAGGTGGGAGGCGATGACGGCCGCCTCCCGGTAGCCGCGGTACTCCGACCAGATGTGCAGGGTCGCGTCCAGGTCGATGCCGTACCGGTCGTGGGCGTCGTCGGGCTGCTCGGTGAACAGCCCGAACAGCACGTGCGGGTACGCCGCGTTCTCGGGCACCTCGTCGTAGACCTGGGCCATGGCCATCAGGTCGGGGTCGGCGGTGAGGCGGGCGTACATGGCCTGCTGGACGGGCCAGACGGCGCCGAGTGATCCGCTCATGAGGGCAGGTGCTTCTCGACGGCTTTGCGCAGCCAGCCGCGCATCTTGGCGTTGGACTCGTCTGCGGCCGGGCGCAGGAACGGCTGGGCCTCTTGCCTACTGTTGCCCTCTTCGAGCCACTGGCCGTAGTGCGCCAGCTCGTCGCGCGTCCCGGCCTCGGACTCCAGCTTCGTGGAGTTGACCCGGTACCGGATCGTGGACTTGAGGTAGCCGGTCAGCACGTTGACGTTCGCGCGGGCGGTGTCGCGGGTCTCCTTGCCCCAGGTGCGCAGCGCTTCCACTCCGGCGGTGCGCATGTCGGTGGGCAGCTTCTTGAGGGCCTTGCGGATGGCGCGCTCGTGCTGGAGCTTGACGCGCAGGCTCACCGTGCCCGCCTCCCCTTGGCCATCTCCCGGCGCAGGGCGGCCATCTCACCGCCCAGGGCCAGCAGCGCCCACGCCGTAGCCGCGGCGTCCTTGTCGTCCGCCAGTGCCTGGGCGGCCATCTCGCGGCACTGGGCCGGGTCGTCGTGTTCCATGTCAGGTCCCTTCCTGTTCGGGTTGGCGGGCGGCGCAGTCGGCCCGGGTGTAGATGGGCACCGAGGGCTCGACCGTGCCGACGACCCTCAGCGTCTGGCCGGGGCGGCGGAGTTCGTCCCAGCGGCGCACGTCCACACCGGGGTCGAGGTAGACCACGTGGGTCAGGTCCGCGCCGGACTGCTCGCCGCGTTCGGCGTCCTTGGCGGTGGGCTGGGACAGGCGGGCCCGGTGCTCGCCGACCTGGGCCCAGGTGGTGGACCGGCCGCCGCCGCCGTCCTCGCTCGTGACGGCCCGCCACACCTGCACGGTGGTGTTGAGCAGGTGACCGATCACTGTCACCGCCCACCCCCGTTGGAGGCTTTGAGCTGGGCCAGCAGGCCCTTCTCCCAGTCGGTGAGGTCGATACGGCCCGGCCCGGTCCCGGCCGCCCCGAAGGACCCGGACCAGTCGCCGATGGACTCGGACGTCATCTGGCGGGGGTTGACCCACACGCGGGCGGCGGCCTGCACGGTGACGGTGCGCAGGATCCCGGGCAGCTCGCCGTCCGGGTAGCCGTGGGTGTACACGACCTGGACCGAGCGGGGGCGGGTCGGCCAGCGCCCGCACAGGCGGGTGAGCACCCCGGCGCCCGACCAGGTGTAGTCCGCGTCCACGGCCAGCGGCAGGCCCCGTTCGGTCACCGACTCCACCGCGGTGACGGGGATCTGGGGCAGCAGCAGCGTGGTGGTGCCGGTGCCGTCCAGGGTCACGACGTCGTTCACGACCTGGACGACGTCCTGGCGGATTTCGGCCAGCACCGCCGAGGTGGCCAGGTCCAGCAGGAGCGTCGCGGCCGCCTCGTCAATCGTGGGCAGGCGCAGCAGTAGGCGCAGGTCCTCGGGTGTGGCGAAGGCGGCCACGACTCACCTCACTTCTCGTCGCTGTCGCGTCGGGTGGCGGTGCGCTTGGCGCGGCGGGTGGCCTTGGCCGGTGCCTGCGTGCCCTCGCGCTCGGCCTCCTGTGGGTCGGGCGGGGCGGGCTCGGTGTCGGGCTCGGGCTCGGGCTCCGCCGGGGCCTCCTGTTCCGCCGGGGGCTCTGACTCCGAATCGGCCGACGTCCCCGGCGTCTCGCCGGAGCCCTCGCTCTGGCCTTCGCTCTGTTCCTCGTTCGGCGTCTCGCCCTGGTCCTGGTCGGGGTCGATGACCGGCACGGCGTGCCCGGCCGCGATCCAGGCCCGGCCCAGAGCGTCGGGGACGTCGGGCGTGGACCCGGACGGGTACCGGCGACCGGCCCCGTCCGAGATCGACGTCACGCTGGTGATGCGAATCCTCATGGTCAGGCCGCCGCCAGCTGGAGGATGCGCAGGGCCTCGGGACGGATCACGTCACCGGCCACCCGGTAGCGGACCTTGAAGCCGACCATGCCGTCCTCGGAGTACAGCTCCACCAGGCGCTGCACGGTCATACCGAGCCGGTCGTAGATCCGGTACCCGGCGTTGAAGTCGCCGAAGGCGGCGTAGCGCGCGCCCGCGGCCGGGGCCGCGATGTCCTCCTGGTTGTACAGCGGGTAGCCCAGGAAGGTGTTCGGCCGACCGGCCTGCACGCTGGGCTGCCACAGGTACTGGCCGTTGGCGTCCTTCTTGGTGGAGATGATCAGCTCGGTGGCCGACGCCACGGCGAAGCCGCCGTTGCGCCGGTACTGGGCGGGCACCCCGTAGATCAGCTGCTTGAAGTGGTCCAGCTCCGGCGCGACCCCACCGGCCTCGGCGGTGATGACCGGCACGCCGCCCTCGGCGGTCATGAACCCGACCGGGGTCTTGGCGGCGTGGCCGGTGCCGACGGTGAACGCGGTGTCCTCGGCCTCACCGATCGCGCGGCTGAAGGAGTCGCGGACGAACCCCTCCAGGTTGACGTCGGTGTCGTCGAACTCGTCCTCGCCGATCTTGGCCAGCCCGTACAGGTCCTCCACGTAGGTCCACTCCTCGCCGGGGGTGGAGGGCATGGAGTCGGTCAGGGTCTGGTCGTTCGTCTCCAGCTTTCCCCAGCCCACGGCCACCTCCGACAGGGAGCGGCGGCGCACCCGGTCCGAGGTGATGGAGCGGGTGGAGGCCAGGCCGCGCACGATGGTCAGCTCGGGCAGGGACCGGATGATCTCGGTCTCCAGCTCCTCGGGGACCAGGATCTGCCCGGCGGCGTTCTCCACCAGGGCGCGCTGCTCCGGGGCGAGCCCCGCGCGGCCGTGGCGGACGAACTGCCAGAACGCGGCCCGCTGCTGGCGGCTGCGCTCCTCGCCCTCGGGCGGCTTGGTCGGGTCGGGGTTGGGGCCGCGGTTGATCGAGCGGGCCTGCTCGGCCTCGCGCTGCTCCTGGGCCTCGATGCGCTCGATGCGCGCGGTCAGGTCGCGGAACTCGCTCTCGTGGCGGGCGTAGGCCTGGTCCTCCTCGCCGGACAGGTTGCGGTTCTCGGCCTCGGCGGTCTCGGTGATGGTCCGGAGCGACTCAACGACCCGGGCGCGCTGCTGGCGCAGCTCCACACTGGTGGGCATGGTGGGGTTCCCTTCATTCGGTGGTGTCCCGGGGTGTGGCCGGGCATGACGAAGGCGCCCTCTGCTCCAGAAGGCGCCAGTGAAAATAGGGGCGGGGTCAGAGCTGGTGGAGCAGCTCCATCTCGCGGAGCCGGTGGCGGGCCCGCGCGGCGGGCAGCCCCTCGGCCGGCGGGGTGAGCTGGCGGGCGGCGGCGGTGCGCAGCTCCGCGCTGGTCTGGGCGTAGGCCGGGAACGTCACCACGGACACGTCGCCGCCGTCCAGGTCGATGCCGTGCACCTCATGGGTGGAGCCCGACCAGCCGTCCGCGGTGACCCAGAACCCGAACGACATCTGGTTGACGTCTCCGCGTTCCAGGAGCACGGCCAGGTCCCGGGCGTAGGACACGTCGGCCATGTCGGCGTCCACGCTCACGCCCTGGTCGTCCTCGGCCAGGCGCAGCGTCCCGGACGCGGTCCGGCCCAGGGTGTAGTTGGGGTCGTGGTTGATCAGGAACCGCACGTCCGGCCCGTTGGCTAGGGTGCGTTCGGCGGCGCCGGGCATGATGATTTCGCGCCAGCCGCCCATGTCCTCGGACAGCGACCCGTAGACGATGGCGCGGCCGGTGAAGTGCAACCGGCCCCCGCCGTCGCCGTCGTTGGTGGCGGCGCGCACCTGCACGTCGGCCAGCTGGTAGGAACGGCGCTCGAACGTCCGCATGCTCTCTCCTCTCCTCACAGGTTGAATTGCAGGACGCACTCGCACCCGGCGACCTCGTCGGGGCCCAGCGTGTGGTCGTGCGGCCAGCGGCCGGTCCGGTCTCCGATGGTGAACTCCTCATCGATGCCCACGGTCTGCCCGTGCGCCTGGGCGTGGGACTCGCGCGAGTCGGGGCTGGTGGTGATCCACGTCTTGGTGACCGCCCCGGCACCGCGCGCCCCCTCGTGCCGGGCGAAGTTCGTGGTGGCGTCGACCAGAGCGGCGGCCAGCACCGCGGCCCGGGACTGGCTCATCTGCCCGAACATGTTCCGGATCGCCGAGGGGATCTCCACCCCTTCGGCCTGGGCGGCCGCGATGGTGGTGGCCACGCTCGCCGCCGTGGTGGCCTGGATCGCGGTGGCCATCCCCCGGGCCTGCTCCAGCAGGTAGGGCAGAGCGCGGCGTGCGTCCCAGGACCCGCCGAGCGCCTGAGCGATCACGGACCCCACCTCGGCGGACAGCTCCGTGGACAGGTCGGCCAGCGCCGAGGCCAGCCACTCGTCGTCCCACTGCCCGCGCGCGATCAGCTCCAGGACGCCGTCCAGCACGATCTCGTCCACCGCCCGGGTGGAGCGGGTGCCCTCGTTGGCGTAGGCGGCGGCGATGTCGTCGGCCTGCCCGGCGAAGGCCTCCTCGAAGACCTCGCGGAAGCGGCGCGTCCACACGGGCAGCTCCTTGGACGGGGCGACGGTGGGCGCGGTCAGGGCACGCACCTGCCGGGCCCGCTGGGCGGGAGGCGTGGTGCTCCCTGCGGGGACCATGTTCAGCGGCTGGAGGTAGACGTCCCCGCTCTCGCCGATGGGGTCCTCGTCCTCCTTGCGGCGGATGTCGTTGGTGGACAGCCATCCCCACTGGCGGCCCTGGGCGTAGGCGGCGTACCGGGCGGTGATGTCGCCCCTGACCAAGCCGTTGACGTTGAACTTCAGGTACACCTCATCGCCGCCCACCCCCTGGCCGTCGCCGGTGGCGAACAGCTTGGCGGTGGTGGCCCGCTCCAGGCGGGACAGGTAGGGCATCAGCGAGTAGATGACGTACCCGAGGGACTGCTGCTCGATCCCGCTGCCCCAGCTGGTGGAGCGGTCGACGTCGCCGATCATGTGCGGGGGCACCCCGTAGATTCCGGCGATGTCGGCGCGGGTCAGCTTGTAGGTGTCCAAGAACGCGGCGTCCACCGGCGACAGGGTGGTGTTCTCCCACTTCGCGCCGCCCTCCAGCAGCGCCAGGTGGTGGGCCTTGTCGAACCCCTCGTGCAGGGACCGCCACTGCTGGGTGAGCCTCTCGTACTGGTCGTCGGTGAGCGACCCGGGCACGGACACGATCCCGCCCGGGGAGGCGTCGCGGGCGAAGAACCCGCCGATGTAGCTCATCGCGGCGAACGAAATGCCGACCTGCTGGCGGGCCATCCCGATCGGGGACAGGCCCTCGGTGCCCAGGCCGAACGCCCGGTAGTGCAGCATGTTCTCCGCGCGCACCAGCCCGCCCGGCTCACGGATGGGCGCCCACTCCTCCAGGCCGTCCACCTGGGCCTGGTAGACCAGGCGGCCGGAGTCGGCGCGCTTGACCTCCACCGAGGTCGGGGAGATGGGCCACAGCCCGATCGGGATCCCGGCGCCGTTGCGCTCGACGTAGGCGTAGGCGTTACCGCGGATGCCCATCCACGCCACGATGGTGCGCCAGAACTCCCCGGCGTCGATGTCGGGGTTGGGGGCGTCGGTGAGCAGGCGGCGCACCGGGTGGTCCTCCACCCGCTCGCGGCCCTGGTCGGTGCGCCGGTACAGGGCGCACGGCAGCATGCCCGCGGACTCCGAGAGCAGGCGCACGCACGAGTAGACGGCGGCGATCTGGAGGGCGCGTTCGGGGTCGACGGTGACGTCGGCGGAGGTTCCGCGCCCGGTCAGCATCGGCAGGGACTTGCGGCCCCGCTTCTGGAAACCGCCCAGCAGGTTGCGCAGGATCGGCATCTACCTACCTCCGATCCGCACGTTGCCCGCGATGAGTAGGACCGTGCCGAGCACGGCCAGGCCCAGGGCCAGGGACAGGGTGAAGGCCGCCGCCGTCAGGGCCACCGCCCCGGCCGCCTCGCAGGCGAGCTGTGCGGCGGCGACGCGGCCGGGCCGGTGGGTGGGGTGCACTCTCATCCTCCGATGACGCGGATACGGGGCTCGGGCGTGGACTCGGTGCCTACGCGGAGCAGGTGCTGGCCCAGGGCGTTGAGCGCGGCCGGGAACCCGTCGATGCGTTTGCTGCTGGTCATGCGGTCGGGCTTGACCGGCTTGATGTTGCCCGAGTCGTCCTGGCGGATCTCGACGCAGTCGGCCATCCACCGCATGACGGGATGGCCACCGTGCTCCAGGCGGTGACTCGCGATCAGGCGCTCCAGCTCCTTCGCGGGCGGGCTCATGCCGACGTAGCCCTGGCCGACCGGCTCCACGTGGAATCCGGCGTCCTGGATCTCCAGCACGGTCTCGGTGGCGTTCCACCGGTCATAGCCCAGCGCCCGGATCTGGAACTTGGGCGCCAGCTCCTCGGTGAAGAAGCTGCGGATGGCCCGGTAGTCGACCACGTTGCCTTCGGTCAGCCGTAGCAGCGGACCCATCGGCCCGGCCGTCTTGGCCCACGTGGACAGCGGCACCTTCAGCCGCCGCTCCAGGGTGGCCACATTGTCCTCGGGCAGCCAGAAGAACGGCAACAGGACGTGGGTGCCGCGGTGCGGGTCGTCGGCGGGCGGGAACCACAGCACGAGCGCGGTCAGGTCGAACGTGGACGACAGGTCGAGCCCGGCGTAGCACTCCCGCCCTTCCAGGTTGGCGGTGGTGATGATGCCGCCTCCGGCGTCCCATTGGGCCAGGTCCAGCCAGCGGGTGGTCTGCTTCGTGCGCACGTTCAGGTGTAGGCGCAGGTACCGGTTGAGCTGGCGCGAACTGCGCTTGGCTTCGTCGGCCTTGGCCTTGAGGTAGTCGGCCATGACCGTCACCCCGTAGCCGGGGTTGGCCGCGCGCAGCGACTCCTCGGAGAAGGCGTCGAAACCCTCGGCGGAGTCGTCGGCACCGAACACCACGCCCCACGTGGTGGGGTCGGTGGCATGCCCACCGGCGAGGGTCTCCACGTCCTCGCGCTTGGTGTTGTAGACCGTGTCCCCGGCGCCGTCGTCCGCCGTGGTGATGAACACGATCAGCGGCTGCTCGCGCGCACCCACGCCGGTCTCCAGGGCGTCGATGACGTCCGGGTTCTTGTGGACGTGCACCTCATCAATCACGCCACCGTGCACGTTCAGGCCATGCGCGCGAAGGCCTTCGGAGGACAGGGCCCGGAAGATCGAGTTGGTGCCCGGGTGCTCCAACAGCTTGCGCTGGATCCCGCGCTTGCCCAGCTTCTTCGCCAGCGGCTTGCACGCGCGCGCCATGTTCGCCGCGGCCCGGAAGACGATGTTGGCCTGGTCGCGGTCACCGGCGGCGGCGTAGACCTCCGCGCCCGGCTCGCGGTCGGCCGCGAACAGGTACAGGGCCAGGCCGCTGCACAACGTGCTCTTGCCGTTCTTGCGGGGGATCTCGAACCACACGGTGCGGATGATCCGGCGGCCGTCCGGGTGCTTGAGCCCGAACACCGGCGCGATCAGGAACCGCACCTGCCAGTCCTGGAGAACGAAGCGGGCCCCGGCGTGGCGGCCGATGAGCTGGCGCAGCATCGCGAAGAAGCGCAGGACCCGCTCCACCGCGGCCGCGTCGAACCACACCCCGGGCACCCGGTAGGGCAGCGGCGTGCAGATCAGCGGACGCCCGCCCTCGGCCAGCCACTGTGAGGACTCCACCAGCCCGGCCTGGGCCCAGGCGTCAATGGAGGCGTCGATCTCGGACCACAGCTTGTCCTCAGTCGAGGATGTCGTCCCCCTCGTCATCGTCTTCCTCCGGGAGCGTCATGCGCAGCCGCGCGTTGGGTGACGTCCCCAGCTCCTTGGCCAGCGCCACCAGCTGGTTGGCGGCGTCGCGGTAGATCTGCCAGGCGGGGTTCTTCGTCGGCCCCCGGTCGGAGCGGTACTCCACGACCAGGCCGTGAGCCAACTCGTTGCGGGCCTCCACCCACTTGGACCACACGTCGCAGTACGCGGCCAGCACCGCCCGGTCCACGCGCGCGAGGATGCCCAGCCGGTCCAGCTCGGGGACGATCCGTTTCCACTCGGCCTTGGCCTCCCGGTCCAGCCAGGTCGGCGGCGAGGGCGGGGCGGGGCGGGCCTTCACGGTCGGCGGGCTGGTGCGCTTGCCGGGGTTGCCGCGCAGGTTACGCACGTTGTCGGGCATGGACAGCGGGCCACGCGAGCCGGTCACGGGCGCTCACCCCCCGCCCTGTGGTCACGTTCGGTGAGGATCGCGTCCCCCAAAACCGGGGGAAACTCGCGATTTTGCGTGCTCGGCCACCCGCGCGGTCCGGGGCCCCTCGTTCCGGCGACTTTCGACACCCCCCTGACCTGCACAAACGCAAAAGGGCGCGTGGAATGTCCGTTATGGGGTGATGTGGCGTGGGGTAGTGAACGCCAGCACCTCATCCGCCGCGTCCGGCTCGTAGGCCGCGAACCAGTTGCGCACGTACACCGACCACTCGGGCGGGCGCTCGGCCTGGGCGCGGGCGGCGCAGGTGTCCTCGTCGGGCAGCAGCAGCACGACGTGGGCGCCGCGCGCACGGTAGCGGTCGCGGTCGGCGGCCTTGGGTGCGGACAGGATGATCCACGCCGCGCGCAGCGGGGAGCGTCGGGTGAACAGCCGCTCGACCACGGCGTCGCGGGCGTCGAACGCATACGGGCGCAGGAGGTCGGGTTGGTCGTGGTCGCCTGCTCCACCGAGGGCGGTGATGATCGCGTCGAAGTCCACGATGAGGTCGCCCGGCTTGGCGTGCTGGCGCACGTAGGTGTTCTTGCCCGCGCATGGCGGCCCGGCCACCAGGGTCACGTTCGAGGGCTTGGCGAAGGTCTCGCGGGCGGTCTTGCCGTCGTGGTGGGGCTTGCACATCGCCTGGAGGTTGGCCCGGTCGAACGCGAGCTGCTCGTCGCCGCGGTGCGGAATCTTGTGGTCGACCACGGTGGGCGGGCGGGTGCATCCGTGGGTCGCACAGACCGGTTCCTCGGACAGCACCCGGTCGCGCAGGGGCGCCCACCGGGGGTCGGTGTAGACCCACCGCCATTCGGAGCGGCGCTTCAGGGCCGCGTCCTTGGGGCGCTTGCAGTCGATGCAGGTCCCGAACCCGTTGTGGAGGCGGCGGCATTCAGTGCACCGGGACTGGGGGCGGCGGGGCATGGGCACCTCCGTCCTGGTGGGTGCGGTAGGCGGCCAGGGCGTCGGCGTCGGCGATCATGCCGGTGTCAGCGCCGCATGGGCATGTGGTGCGGGACTGGCCGGTGGGGACGATGGTGACCCAGGCATGGCCGTCGGCGTCCAGGACGTGGCCGGTTTGGCGGAACTGGCGGGCGATGGAGGGGGCGTGCACGGGCACCTCCTATCGCGTGGTGAAGGGTCAGCCGCGGTGCTGGATGCCGCGGTCGTCGCGGAGGCGGACCTGGAGGGACTCGACCAGGCCGAGGATGCCGAAGGCGGCGATGAGCGTGCACGGGACGGCAGCGGCGATCCACCAGCCGCCCAGGACGAAGGTCCAGGCGGCCAGGGCTCCGAAGATGGTGATGATCAGTGCGGCGACGGTGATGCCGTTGGGGTCTCGGCGGGGTGTGGTCATGGGGTCATGATCTCCGATCAGGGGGTGTGAGAGTGCCCCGGCCGACCGGCACCCCCATGTCGGTCGGCCGGGGCTCGCCCTGCTCCACGCCAGTCGGCGCGCGGACCCCCCAGTCGCGCGGCGGGGCGGTGGAGCGGGCGGTGCCCGTGCGGGGCCAGGCGGCATAAGCGGGCTGGCGCGGCATCGGGCACGTGAGGCGGGCGGCTGAGCGCGGACCGCCGAGCGGTTCTGGGCAACCTGCTATGGGGCTGTTGCGTCGTATGAGCACAAGCAGCACATGGCGAGGATCAGTTCATGGCGGACAAGTTCGAATGCCCACGGTGCGGAGCCGAGAACAGCTTCACCGAGTTGGAGCACATCAAGGCGGGTCCCCAGGTCGTGGGGGTTCTGAGGACAGCTCAGGGCGTTGAGGACGACATCGAGTGGCGACCTGAATCCAAGAGGATCGCCTGCCGATGCGGGTGGGAAGGAGTGGTCCCGCTCCCGTAGCCACCCCATGACGAAGGCCCCGACCGCGTCCCGGTCGGGGCCTTCTGGCGTTTCCGCTGACCTGGGGTCGGAGGTGAACCTCGGGGGGCGAGTGCTCCCAGCCGGGCGGGCATGACAAAAGGCCCCGCACCATCCGGTGTCGGGGCCTCGAAGTCTTCGGTCCGGACATGGCTCTGCCGTCACAGCTTGTCCGTCATCACGAATGTACCACCCCGTAAGGGGCTTTGGCGACTTACTCCTTACGGTGCTTCCAGTGGACGCGGCGGGCGGCTTCGCAGGCGAACACCTCCGACAGCCAGAACTTCGCGGGGCGCCCGCTGCCGGGGATGGGCTGGAGGTAGCCGCGGCGTTTCCAGGTGTCGATGGTGTCGCGGTCGACGTCGAGTTCGGCGGCGGCCTCGTTGGCGGTGACCTTGATGTCGCCCTGGTGGTTCATGCGCTGATCCCTTCGGTGATGGTGTGCCACTGGGCGGCGTGCCACTGGTGGCGGCGCGGGGCGGCCTCGTCCCCGCACGGGCAGGTGTCGTCGTCGCACCGGCACGCGGTGTTGGAGCACGTGACGACGCCCCGGTCGGCGAGTTCGCGCAAGCTCTTTGCCCCGCAGTGCGGGCAGCGGGCGGTCAGCTTGCGGACTTCGCCGGAGTCACCGAGCGCCCACCGGGCCTTCGCACGCAGCCGATACGCCTCGGACAGGACGTGCGTCAGCAGGTCGTCGACGGCGGCCACCTTCGGCAGCAGCTTCACAATCGCGCCGATCCGCCGGTTCGTGGTCGCGGCCGGGCGCATCTGCGGGGCGACCCGGTCGCGGACGGCCTCTTCGAGGTCGGCGATGTCGGTGTCGATGTCGCGGCGGGTCTGCATGACGGTGATGTCGCCGGGGGCGGGGGAAGCGCCGAGGGGCTTGATGCCTCGGGCGAGTTGGGTGAGGGCGTCGTGCCGTTCCAGGGTGTGGAGGCGTCCGGCGTCGGCGATGGCTTCGGGTGTGGGTCCCCAGCCGGTGGGGCGGTGGATGGGGTGGGTGGTGTCGCGCATGTCGGCGAGCAGCGACCGGAGGTCGTTGAGTGCGGCGTAGGCCTGGGTGGTGCGGTCGGTCATGGTTCCCCCGTGGTGGTGCGGTGCCGAAGGGGTGGGCAGAACCCGCCCACCCCTGGCGGGTTGTTACTTCTGGCCGATGCCAAGGTCGTGTTCCAGCTCGGTGATGCGCGCATCCCGGGCGGCGAGCTTCTGCTTGAGCTGCCCCCGCGATTCGGGGGCCTTCCACATGACGAGCGTTCCGAGGGCCACAGCGGGCCACAGGAGCCCGATGGACAGGGCTAAGACACGGCTCACGACGATGTCGGACAGGTCGGGGGCCTCGCTTTCCAGCGCGTCGAGCATGCGAGGGGCGAGCCACCGGGCGGCCACGGCCGTCATGGCCAGGTAGGCGAGCACGTAGATCACTGGTCGGTGTCCTCTCCGTCGGTGGGCAGCGGGTGCCCGGCCTGCTGGAGGCGCCACTCCAGGTCGCTCGCGTTGATCCCGCCGACCTCCCAGTACTCGGTGCACCATTCGGCGACGATGCGCAGGATGGCGGCCTGCTGCTCCTCCAGGGCACGGATGCGCTCGTCCCGGGCGGTGATCTCGGCGGTCGCCCTGTCCGCGACGGCGGCCACGGCGGGGGCGACGTCCTCGGCGGCCCGCCGGGCGTGGTCGGCGAAGGAATCGGCGAGTTCGTTGAGACGGTCAGCGATCTTCTGGGCTACCTGGTCGTTCACTGGTCGGCCTTCCGTAGAGCGACGGCGAGGATGATGTCCGCTTCGAGGACCGCTTCGAGTCCCCGGCAGGTGCGATCCGCCTGCTGAGCGAGCGCGTGCTGGAGGTGGTCGACGGCGGTGAACAGGGTCCCGATGGGGGGCAGGTTGGCCGCGTCGCCGATATCGTCGGCGGCCTGCACGACCCACCACAGCTCCTCGGCGAACACCTCGGTGGTGGGCTGGTCGAGGACGCGGGGGATGAGTAGGAACTCCTTGAGGAGGTGGGCGGCCTGGACGATCTCGGGGCGGAACGGTTCGTGGTGGTCGTGGTAGGCGTTGCGGACCGTGTGGACGACGGTGTGTAGGTTCCCTGTGTCGACGGTGACGGTCTCGCGCGGGGTGATCAGCGGCACGGCCGGTCCTTCCTGGTGGTGTGCGATCCTGGGCGGCGGGACCGGGGCGGTAGGAACGCCCCGGTCCTCACTTCGTCCGGTGGGTCATCGGGTGGCGCGGTCGTTGATCAGCCGCATCACCTCGGCGGCGTGCCGGGTGCAGATCTGGATCGCCATGGGGTCGCGGTCCAGGGCCTCGCCGGTGCAGCGTTCGCCGTTGGAGCGCAGGACCCTGCACTGCGGGCGCGGGTTGGCGGGGACCTGGGTGAGGGCGTCCTTGAACGTCACCCCGGGGCGGGTCTTGGTGGTCACTGGTTGTTCCCTTCGTTGGTGGTGCAGGCGGGGCAGTCGAGGCGGCCGTCCGGGCGGGCTGTCCAGGCGTCGTCGGGTTCCCACTCCAGGGGGTCGTCTCGTCCGGCGGTGACGGCGGCGGTGATCGCCTGCGTCGCGGTCGGGTAGTGGAGGTTGGCGCCTTCCCAGTGGGTGAGGTGGTCCCCGCAGGTGGCGCACACCGCGACCCGGCAGGCGGTGGAGAGGCGGACCGGGTCGGTGTCGACCCGCCAGCCTTCGGCGGCGAGCTTGTCCCGGTGGGCTTCAGCTTCTTCGCGGGTTGCCCAGTGCAGGGCGGCGTCTTCGCCGCTGGGGTCGTTGAGGGTCCAGCACCCGGTGACGGTGACGGTGGCGAGCGCGGACAGGTCCCCGGGCAGGGTGGGCGCGGTAGCGGCGGGCGGCGCCCAGGTGACCGTGTAGTCGATGGCGTCGAGCACGTCGAGGAGCGGACCCTGGCCTTCGAGGTAGGCCCGGAGGGTGACGGTCTGGCCGGTGTCGGCGACGAGGACGGGGTCGATCATGCCGGTGCCGTACTCGGTAGCAAGGGCGGCCCACGCGACGACCGGGCAGGACCAGGACTGCCCGGCCTGGGTGAAGGTGATCGTCCACCCGGGTCCGGCGGGGGTGAGGGTGAGCGGGGTACCGGGCGCGGTCGCGGGGCGGCCGGTACGAACGTGGATCTCGTCGGGGCGCACGTCGAGGTCGACGCATCCGCGGTGGGCGTCCCCGCTGTTGTCGGGGCAGAAGTGCCAGCGGCCGTCGTCGAGGGTCGTGCACTCGTCGATGGTCGGGGTGGTCATCGGGTCTCCTCATTGGCTTCGAGTGCGCGGGCGATGCGGTCGGTGTCGGCGTTCAGCCGGTCGACGATCGACGTGATGCCGCCGAGAACGCGGTCGAGGCGGCCTTCGAGGCTGAGGACCAGGTCGGCGAGTTCGTCGGTGGGCTTGGCGGTGAGCTCTTCGCGGCGCTGCTCTTGGGGCGTCACGGGTTCTCCTTCGGGTTGGTGTGCTGGGTGTGGAGTTCGCTGATGAGGGTCGTGGCTGCGGTCCGGATGGTGTCGTCGAGGCGGGCGGTTGCGAGCATCCGCAGCGCCCCCTTGACCGTTTTGGCTTCGCTCAGGACCACCAGGGCGCACCCGGCGGCCTTGCGCGTGGTGCTGTTCGCAGGGGCCGCGAGAAGGCGGAACCTCGCGGCCTTGGCGAGCGGCGTCAGCGGGGAGGTCACGCAGGGACCCAGTCGATGTGGTGAACGTTGGCCATGGGCACGATCACGAACTCGCCTTGCTTCACGGGCAGGTAGAAAGCCGCGCCGTCGCACCGTCGGGCCACTGCTTCGGCCATGTCGTTGGCGGGCTTGTCCTGGGTGTCGATCGGCACGGAGGTGAAGGTCTGGCCGGTTTTGGTCTTGAGCTTCATCACGTATTCGGCGGCCATGGAGGCCTCCTGTCTGGGTCCGGTGTCCGGGACCTTTGGAGGTCCCGGATGTCTTTGGGTGTCTGACCTGCTGTTTTGGGTGGGCTCTGGGTGGAGGGGGAGACGTCCGGGACGGGGGGTCCCGGATGTGATTAGCGGTGGTGACCTGCCGTTATGGGTGCCTGGGCGAGACGTCCGGGACATCCGGGACCTCCTTTGGGTGTGCGGCCATAGATATGACCTTGTGTAATCAAATGGGCGTGTGAAATTACAGAGAGTAGTAGTAATACTGAAATGGATTTATATAGAGGAGGTCCCGGATGTCCCGGATATCTCCGAGAACCTGAGTTTCCGCAGATCAAGGAGGGTGAGACATCCGGGACCTGGGCGTCCCGGATGTCTCCCGGAAGCGCCCCTGGCGTCCCGAAACCCCAGCTCAGGGGCGAGGGGACATCCGGGACCCCGGATGTCCCGGACGTCTCACCAGACCGCGCCATTTCGCCGTCCCCGGCTCCGGACACCCGTCCCGGATGTCCCGGATGACGCGCGGGTGCCCTCACAGCACGTCTCGCAACAGGTCCGGGTGCACCACGAACAACCCGTCAGGCATGCGCCGTCCGGCCTTGTCCGTGCGCTGCACACTCGCCAGCCAGCCCTGCACGGCCAGGCGACCGAGCACCGTGCGAATCCCCTGGGCGCCGTGTTCCTTGACCCAGGTGCGGCGCTTCATCCCCGCCCGGACCTCATCGACCGTCACCAGGTCCTTGCCGCGACGGCGAAGCCACTCCAGCACCTGCTCCTCGGCTTCGTGCCGCGAGTTCTTCTCGGTGCCCGCCCGGGTGCCCAGAACCTCCAGGGCGTGTTCGATGGCGTACTCGGCAATCTCGATGGCGTGGCTCATGGTCAGCTCGGAGACCGGTGCGTCGACTTCGCCGCCGCCCAACAGGTGCAGCAGGGCGGCGATGCGGTAGGTGGTTCCGGCGAGCTTGTTCGCCCACCCCTCGATGACCGCTAGGTCTCCGGTGTTGGGGTTGATGCGCTTCTCGATCCCGGCCCGCCACCGCAGGTGAAGCCCTTCGGCTTCGTTGCCGATGTAGACGCACCGCGCGGGGACCGGCTCGCCCTCCTCGTCGAACTTCCCGCCCCCGGGCAGCACCCGGAAGAACGCGGACCGGATGACCTGCTCCCACGCCTGCTCCAGGTAGTCCGGGACCCGAGGCGGACGCGGGTCCCGATGTCCAGCCATGGACTGCGGTTGGGCGAACAGCACCCGGTTGAGCAGACCCCGGTCGAGCACGGCCTTGGAGGAGGCGACGTCGTCGATCACGACTGGCTGCACGGCGAGGCACACCGACAGGGAAGGGCGTTCGACCTCGAACGCTTCACGCCCGACCCGGTCGACCCGGTACGGCTCGGTGGAGTCGTAGGAGATCAGGACGAGTTCGAGGTTGGGGATGCCCTTGGAGTAGCGGCCGGAGACGTTGCCGAGGAACCCGCCCTCCGCAGAGATGAGCCCGATGTGTCCGCCGACGCGCTTCATGATGATGCCGAGGGCCTCGGGCAGGACGTCGCCGACGAGGAGCTGAGGCCGCGGCGGTGGCTGCGCATCGCGCATCTCCTGCTTGGCGCTGTCGAGGTCGGCGAGGAGGGTTTTGCGTTTGTCGCCGCTGGCATCAACGAGCTTGGCGACGACCTTGTCCTTGGTCTTCACGGCGATCTCGTACAGCTCCTCTTGATCGCCGTAGTCCTTGTCCCAGGCCTGCCGGAGCTCCTTCTCCAGCTTCCGGACAGGGGTGGTGATCGCGTCGAAGGCGGGCGACTTGCCGCCACCGGACCCGAGGATGGAGATGGTCCACAAGTTGAGGGTCTTCTCGGTCCAGTGGCCGGAGACCATGGCGTGTCCGCCGATGAGGGTGGGCAGGGTGCCGAGGATGGTGAGAGCGACCAGGTCGACGGGGACACGGGTGAACGTGGCGACGGCCTGGGCGAACTTCCCGATGTCGCCGGGCAGGGCGTGCACGGGGAAGGTGGGCAGCAGCTTGGACTCGGTGTCGCTCGGGGTCGGCCAGGGGAGCGCCCGGACGTCTTCGACGGTGGCGAACACCCCGTTGAGGACCTGGTGGTCTTCGGCGGCCATGGTTGCCGACCGGACGTCGGCGGGCTTCGCAGTCTCGGCTGGCGGATGCTCCTCGGAGGTTCCGGTGGTTCCTTCCCAGGGGTCCTCGGGCGGTTCCGCGTCGGACCAGGAATCCGCGCGGGTGCGGCTGCTGGCCTTGATCTCCGCGAGAGCCTGCCGGGGCAGTCGTCGGGCTGCGGTCGTGGCGCGCTGGTCGCCGAGGGCAGCCCATCGAAGGTCCCGGGCGGCGGTCTTTTCGTCGCCTCCGTGGTTGAGCCACGCGAACAGGCGCCCCATGGTGAGCGGGCGCCCGCCGTGCTCCTCGACGGTGGGCAGACCGGCCGACTCGGAGAACACGTTGAGGGTGGGTGCGCCGTTGTACCCGGCGCGGGCGGAGTACTTCGAGGTGGACTCGCCGGGGCGCAACCAGAGTTCGGCGCCCTGGTCGTTGCCGACGTAGGTCCAGCCGTGCGGGGTGAGTAGGTCGGCCCATGTGCAGTGACGCGCGAGGCTGTCGAACGGGCCTTCGCCCAGCCCCGCCGGGCTCGCCGGAGCTGGGCGCGGGTTGGTGTGCTGTGCGACGGGGTGGGCGGACTGGATGGCGCCGATCGCTTCGCGGATCTCGGTGAGCGTGTAGAGGGTTCCGGAGTAGGTGCTGGTCGCCATCCGGTTCGTGCCGGGCTTGCGGTTGATGGTGCCGGGAACGCGCAGGACGCGTGAAAGGTCGGACACCCCGGACCCGTACTCCCAACCCGACTCTTCCGACACGGCCCGAAGTCCGCGGTGCCACTGCCGCGAGATCTCCTTGATCTCTTCTCTGGCTTCGCGGTCGGACACGTCGATGGGATCGCGGAGGAGGACGTGGTGATAGAGGCCGCCGCCGGAGTTCACCAGGATGGTTGGTTTCGGGTACCCGGATGCGGCGTACACGCGGTGCGCTGCCGCTTCGTCGGGCGGGAGGTTGGTCCCCTTGTGGCCCGGCCCTGCGTAGTCGACGTCCGTCCAGAACCCGAAGAACGTGCGCGAGTCGTCTGCCCCACCCCGTTTGCCAGGGTCGAGCGGGCGAACGAGGGTGGTGGGTCGTGCGTAGACGCCCTCGACTCCCGAAGCATCCCGGCGACCGATCAGCTCGGCGGCGGCGGAGATACCCTGCCAGTCCGTGGCGAAGGTCTGCCCAGTCCAGTCGCCCTTGAAGGCGATGTGCAGCAGGCCGGGGGCATCGCCGTAGTAGGTGGCCAGGAACTCCCGGACCGTGTCCAGGTCGGCCCGCAGCGGCACACTGTCCGCTGCGGGCGTCGTCGGGGTGTTGCTCACTCCCCGCCCTCCAGCTCCCAGTAGTCGGCGGGCAGGTAGCCACCGGCGATCTGGCGGTCGATGGAGGCGCGGCGCTCGTTCCGGCTCTTGGTGTCGGAGGCGCGGAACGACTGCTCGGTCTCGATCGTGCGGACGATCTCCGTGCGCAGGTAGTCCAGGCCGCTCCCGTTGGCGCGGACGATGACCCGTTCGGCGTCGGCGAGAACCACTCCGAGCTTCATGAGTGCGCCGTGGTCGACGAAACGGACTTCGCCGACGATGTTGATCTCGACGATTCCGCCCGGCCCGGCCGTGACCGGAGTGGGCACCAGGTGGTTGGTCAGGTGCCCGTTCGTGACGGTGATGGTGAAGGCGTTGCGGACCTCGATGATCGGTCCGGTGCTGCTGGTCATGCTTCCCCCGAAGACATGGACGGTGGTTGACGGGTCCGGGGGCGGCGCCTCCATGTGCGGGTGGAGGCGCCGCCTACTTCGGGGTCAGTCGATGCGGCCGAGCTCCGCGAGGATGCGGAACACCTCGCCACGCGTGGTGTCCATGGAGGGCACGTACACGACCAGTTCGCGACCGCCCTGGTTCTGGTTGGTGACGACCACGCCGGGGAAGCCGTCGCCGTAGGCAGCGCTCATGTCCTCGTCGAACCGGGCGAACACGGGGATTCGCTCGTCGAGGAACTCGATGGTGGCGACCTCCGCGTGGCGGACGGTGCGTCCGCTGGGGACGGTGAGGGGCTGCCAGCCGACCGCTCCGGCGAGGTGCGGGTAGTGCCGGGTGAGGTAGTGCGGGGCGTGCATGAGGACGCGGGTGGTGACGCTTTCGCGGTCGGGCACGGGGTAGCTGATGATCTGCTCTTCGGGGGTGCCGATGATCGCGGGGAGGCTGGCCAGCTCGTAGTCGTACTTCTCGTACCGGCGGCGGTTCAGGTGGGCGTGGACGGTCCAGGTCTGGTTGCCGATGGTGACCCATCCGAGGTGGGTGGTGTCGCCGTTCCAGGTGCGGGCGGCCGGGGTGGTGGTGTTCGCGGAAGTCTGCACAGCTATCCCCTTGTGGGTATGCCTCGTAGCGCGACGGCGCATGGCGCGGTCGGCGAGGCGGTGAAGAAGGAAGGGGTCGGCGCGGTCAAGGCCGACGCGGGACGCTGTTAGGCAGCGTCAGGAGCGCGTCAGGCGCTGGCGCGGTTGCTCTGCTCGGCGGCGCGCTCAGACTCCAGGTGCGCGATCACGTCGCTCTTCCAGGCCACGACGCGGTGACCGGACTTGAAGAGGAACGGGGCGCGGCCCTGGTTGCGCAGCCAGCGCAGGGTGGCCTCGGGGAGTCGCATGAGCTCGGCGATCTCCGCGAACAACAGGAGCTGGTCCTGGTCGCGGTTGGGGGAGATCACGGCGGGTTCGCCGGAATGCGGTTTGGTAGCTCCGCTAGTCTGGGTACGCATACCCAACTCCAATCGTGCCCTGCCAGGCATTGGACGGTGTGCACTCGGGCCTCACGGTTGCCGCCGTGGGGCCCTGTCTTTTGCGCGGGTAGCTTGCCGACCACCCTGGTGGCCTCCTGTTGGGGACCACTGAGGAGACGTTACCACGGTTGTACTGATGTGGGTACACATGTTCATGGTGGCTGGTGTGCAAGTCGCTCATCAGAGTCGATCAGGCTCCGGCGTCCTCCGCTGTGAGCCTCTCGGTTCCGCAAGCTTCCGCTGAAATCCCTTCTGTTGGCATACTTGTACATCGTTGAGCATCGTGGGCTATGGTGGGTGGCGTAGGCGTGGGGTAGCCGACCCCGGCCGCTCAAGAAGGAGGGTCTACGTCATGTCAATCAGTGCGCTGGTCAAGCAGCGTCGAGAGGCACTCAAGGTCAGCCAAGCCGATCTGGCATGGCTTGCCCGCGTCTCCCGGGGGACTATTGGCAACATCGAGCGCGGCGCAGTTGGGAGTGACAGCCGTACACTCCCGGCAGTCACATACGCCCTTGGGCTTGACTACCTCGACACAGTGCAGTCTGGGCAAGAGGTGGAACGTGTGCCACTCTTTGTTGCTCGGAGGATCATCCAACTAATCCTTGAAGTGCGGGATGGCTCTGGACGTGTACAGAGTGTGCGCAAAATCGCCCGACTGAACGCTGATGCATACCTTGAATTCGTAGAAATTTTCGAGGATGAAGGCAGTGTTGCACTCGACGGTGATGCTAAAGACAATCTCTCTGATCTTGCGGAGTTCGTAGTTCCGATGTTGGAGGATAAGTCTTCTGCTGACCGAAAAGTTCTGGATTGGTTTCATGACCTTGGCTGGTCAGAAGATGACTATGACGACTGGGATTCGCTCAAGGCTGATGTTGTGCTCAGGGATCCGGCTCAAGAGGAGCATCCCCTTGAGGTCAATATTGAGTCGTCGGCTGCACTTCCCGATGTCCCTGCTGGTAAGACATGGTCAATGGAATTTGACATGTCCGACCTTCTTGATGAGATCAGAAGGACCAACGAAGAAGTCCAGCGGGTAACTGGCTCTGTTTTTGATAAGGCGGCTGCTTTTGACAAGCTTCCATTGAGGGTCAAGGATGCCCTCATGAAAGGAAGTTTGGCTGAGTCGAGCGTTGGCGATATCAAGGGTGGGGTCTACGCTAACCTTTTTGTCAGGTTGGACGATGTTGGTGTTCCAGTAGAGGAAACTCTGCTTTCCCTTAAGCGGTGGCAGGCTGTAAAATTCTGGGTGGAGGGGGCCTACGATCTGCTTGAGCGAAGGTCGCGGAAAGAACTTGCTGACCCTCTGGAGTTGTTTGATGCGATCGAAGTCGCTTTGATCTCTTATGCGACACGCCCTGACATCCTTGAGTATGTTCAAGACAAGTACCCGGGGCGGATTGAGGAGCTGAAGAAGAGGTATCCCAATCAGTTCACGGATGCTGAGGAGGCCTGATGGCTCGACCGAGTAACGGCCAGGTGGTCAAGCGGTGCGCGTGCCGCGACTCCCACACCAACAAGCAGCTCGGGGCGAAGTGCCCCCAGCTCTCCAAACGCGACCACGGAGCCTGGTGGGCGCGGTACACCGCCCCCGCCAGTGAGGACGGCAAACGCCGGCGCCCGTGGATCGGTCCCTACGACACCAAGACCGAGGCCAACGCCGAACTGCGCAAGGCCGTCAACGAGGTTGAGGAACTCGGGTTCGTCCCCGACCGCACCGTCACCGTCGAGGCTTACCTGCGGTCGTGGCTCGAAGGCAAGAAGGGGCTCAAGCAGTCCACGCTCGACTCCTACACCGAGGCCTGCGAGCTCTACTACATCCCGGCCCTGGGACACCTGAAGCTCACCGAGCTCCGAGACCACCACCTGTCGGCGCTCTACACGGCCATGGGGCAGATCAACAACCTGCCCGAGGGTGAGAAGCCCACGGAGATGCTGCGGCGGCTCCTCGCCGCGCGTGCGCTCGCCCCGAAGATCAAGCTCGCCGAGGGGGAGAAGGTGGGGCTCAAGCGCAAGCGCCCCCTGTCCGCGGCGCGTATCCGTCGAATCCATGCGGTGATCTCCTCGGCGCTGGGCACGGCGGTGAAGAAGAAGCTCATCACCGTGAACCCGTCCTCGTTCGTGGAGCTGCCGAAGGCGAAGAAGTCCCGGCCGCTGGTGTGGACTGGCGAGCGGGTGCGCCGCTGGCAGGAGAACGGGCACCGTCCCGGGCGGGTGATGGTGTGGACTCCGCAGCAGGCGGGCGTGTTCCTGGACTACGCCGAGTCGACGCACGAGCGGCTGTTCCCGCTCTTCCACCTGGTGATCACCCGGGGCCTGCGTCGTGGGGAGGTGGCGTCCGCGCTGTGGGTGGACACCGACCTGGACGAGGCGAAGACCATGAGCGTGCTCGCCGGACCGGACGAGGAGGACGAGGGGCCCAAGACCGAGAAGTCGGTGCGCACGTTCAGTCTCGACGAGGCGAACATCGCCCTGCTGCGCAAGTGGCGCGCGGTCCAGAACGCCGACCGCCTGGCGGCCGGTGAGAACTGGGTCGACTCGGGGCTGATCTTCACCCGCCCGGACGGGTCCGCGTTCCGCGACGAGTACCTGAGCGAGCGCTTCGCGGCCGTGGCGAAGGCGGCGGGGCTGCCCCCGATCCGGTTCCACGACGCGCGCCACTGTGCGGCGAGCTTCGCTCTGGCGGCCGGGGTGGACATGAAGGTGGTGTCGGCGACGCTGGGGCACTCCCGGTACAGCTTCACCGCGGACACGTACACGTCGGTGGTGCCGGAGGTCGCGGCGGCAGCTGCTGAGGCGACCACGGCGATCATTCCTCGTCGGTCACGGTTGGGCGCGGTGTGA